CGAGTTAGGCACCGGCCACACCAGCAATGACGGCGCGTCGAGATCGCGCTGCTGGTAGTAGTTCACGACCTGACCGCCCGATGTCTTGTTGGGCATCGAATTGTATTCGTCGAGGTTCCATGGATCGAGGACGATCTCGGAGGGCGTGTTGCCGAAGTAAATCTCACTGGCGGCGAAGAAGACGACGCTGACCGTACGCACGCGCCAACCAATCGCCGATGGCGCACCGTCGAGATCGAGCCACACCCACTGCCCCTTCGACACTTCGCCGACCGAAGCATCGAGAGGCACCCATGTCACGCCGTCGAGCGTGTACTCGATGAACATGGCGAGCGACATCGCGACGTCGAACAGAATGCCGACCGTCGTGATCTGGATAGGCTGCGTAAAAATGCACCCGATGGAACCGTTGATCGCCGTTTGCTGACACGCGGTGGCGAAGTTGCCGTCAAACGCGAGCGCTGGATCGCCGCCCTCATCGGTGAAGGGGGCTCCAATCTGACGCATGAGCGTGCGCCGTGTCAGCTTATCGACGACATTGACGCCGGGAGGCAGGGGAACGCGGGCCTCGTTGACGTAGCACGGCAAAATCATGCGCTGGCGTTTCCAGAGCTGGATGCCGCGATTGAGCAGAGACGTGAAGACGAGGTTGAGCTGATCGAGCGACTTTTCGACGATCTCGGAGGTAAGCTGCGTCGGCTTGATGCCCGCACGACTCGTCGCCTCCTCGATCAACTCTCGGGCGGTGTAGGGCCTCAACGCGCCCGAGTTGCTGCCCGAGAGAGACATGAACGACTTCTCCTAAATTACGCCTCTGACGATAGCCGCACCCACAGCGCCGACCTTGGTGATCCTGATGTCGGTCGCAGGACCCTCAACAAGAGCGCTCAGAGTAGCGCCAGTGACACTGGCATAGACGAACCAATTTGTGCCGCCGTCGAAAGACAACTCAATGACCAACGTGTCGGCTGGATCATGAACAAGCTGGAGATTGCGTTGCTGCACACTCGCCAGCCTATAGTCGAGCTTGAAAGACCCCAGCGCGCTGACACCTGCGGGTGTCTGGTTCATCAGGGCGGCTGAACGAAGAGCGATTTCGCCACTCATCAGACAACGCCCTGCACCAGAGCATTTCCAGCGGCCCCTACCTTGGTGACACGCATCGAGAGCCATGGTCCGAGAAGCGTGTAGACCGTGTTGGTGACACCAGCACCGAACGTCGTGATGGTCTGGAAATTGGTGCCGACGGCACTGACTTCGAGGACGACAGTATCCGCTGTGTTCTTCTGGACACCGATGTTGCGCTGCTGGCCTGCGCCGAAACGATAATCCAGCGACACCGCAGGCGAAGTGCCTGCGGCGCTCTGGTTCATCAAAACGACAGGCCGGAGAGAGATGCTCATGGCGGCGCTCCTTCGCGCCGATCAGCGCTGGTCGTTGACCATGTACCAGTCGAGGGAGAACGTGCGGGCAGCGGCCGATCCGTTCCTGACCGACTGGTTGACGGCCATGTTCACAGCGGGGACCGGGACGGGGAGTGTGAAGGGGAAGGCCGCGCCGTTGTCGAAGAAAGTCGCCTTGCCATTCTGCGGCGTGTAGGCGAAGCCCAGCTCGCGGAATTCGTTGTTGGCCGGGACGGCGTTGCTCGTCACCACGGTCTCGACACCCGCGCTGCGGATGACGCAGCTCCACGGGTTCGCGCCAAACAGTCGGCGGAAGAAGATGCCGTTGGTGGGCGGCGTCGTGATTGGCGCGGTGGCGACGCCCGTGAGACCGAACAGCGCCGACGCGAGCGACGGGTTGTCGAGCGCGATACGGGCATTGATGAACAACTCGGTGGCGACGGCCGGCAGGAAGTTGAGGCGCACGGCGGCATTGCCTCCCGCGTACTGCGCGGCGGTCTCGTCGCCGGAAGCCGCCGAGTTGACGATGTTGAGCACACCACCGTTGGAGGGGGATACGAGGGCGGGGACGCCCGTTCCTGTCACGATCCAGTCGGTGGCGGTGAACTTGAAAAAATCGTCCAGTTGGGTCTGGTACTTGAACGTCCACGGAATGCCCATGTCGGCCAGCGGGCCGGTCTCGGGCGAGAGGGAGAGACCAGCGGGGAGACGTGTGACGGAAGAAAGGGGCATGGGACTATCCTGTCGTTGTGTTCCGCTGGAAGAGGCCAGCTCCTGTAGAGACGGTCGACGGCGCGGCGAATGAGGAGACTGCTAACCACACCCACCGCGCCGAAGGCCGCACGTTGTTACGCGCGCGACTTCCTGATCACGCGCCCGGCGTTCCCGTGACGGTGCGGAAGTTCGTCCAGCTCACGTCCCAGCGGCTCGTGACCTTGTAGCGCATGCTGTCGGTCTCGAAATCGCCTTCCATGCTCTTCTGCGCCATGCGGCGCGTCAGGAACTGGAGGCCCATGCGCTCGTCGGTGTTGATCCACCACGCCGTCGGCGAGGTGAGGCGAGTGATGACCGTGAAGCCCTTCGGGAGAATCTTGAGGCTCATGATCGGGTTGATGTCGTTGTTCGCACCGCCAGTCCGCAGGGCCGACTTGGTGATCACTTCGGCCTGAAACTCGTTGTCGGGGGACACGACGAGGCCCTGCGGATTGATCCGCACGCGCTTCTGATCGTTGTCCTGCGACTTGCGAATCTGGATCAGCATCGCCTCGACGCTGGTCTGCGACATCGCCGCCGGAGTGGAGAGCAGATTGGACTGCACGCCGCCGAGGATCGGATGCGAGGTGTTGCAGAGGCTGACGCCGTCGCCGCCGAGGTAGGGGGCGGTGTTGGTGAAGGCGAAGTTGAGGACGTTCGCGGCGGCGGTCTCTTCGGTTTCGGTCATCGCCTGACCGAGCTGTTCCGAATAGATTTTTCCGAGGTTGATGTGATCGCCGTCCTCGACGAGAACCTTGGTCATCGCGAACGCTGCACCGTACTGGCGATAGACGTAGCGCTTGTTGAACAGCACGCCGCCCTGCTTGTAGGCGACCGGGCTGCCGTCCGGCATCTGCGGCGCGGAGCCGAGGCCGAACATGACGGGCTCTTCGTGGTAGGCGCGCGGGATGCCCGGCTTGGTGCGGAAGATGGCCTTGTACTCGTCCTTGCGCTGCGAGTAGACGCCATCGAAGTGCTCATTGAGGATGGGCTCGACGATCACCCGGAATTGGGTGCTATTCATCGGGACGGCCATAGCGGTCTCCTAATATTTATCCTGTCGTTCGAGCGGCGCTTACTCAGCGAGGCCGGGGTCCGCATCAAAGCTGGTAGTCGACCGGGGGCCGGAGCCTCCGGCCCGCAGCTCAGGCGACCTGACCCTGATAGTTGCTGATGCGAACGCGCAGCTTGGTGAAGGCATCGCCCCATGCGTTGTCGTCATACGGCGCGAGACCGGTGATCTGGAAAGTGGCGAGCGTCGAACCCGTCACGGTGGCATTGAGTGCCTGCGTCGAGAAACCGGTGAACACAGAGCCCTGCGACGCATTGAGCAGGTTGATGCCTTCGCCCATGGAAACCTGCGCAACCGGGCCGCTTGCCTGACCCTCGTAGGTGATTTCCTTGTCGCTGGTGTACTTGGCGATCATCGATCCGGCGTCGTAGGTCTGACCGGCAGGCCAGTAGGGCACCACGAAGCGCTTGGTCGCTGAGCTGAATTCACAGCCCTGAAAAACGCCGATGCAGACATCGACACCAGAGGCGCACGGGATGATCGTGCCGTTGGTGTCGCGCTTGATGGGAGTGCCGGTGAAGATCGACGTGCCGAAAGACGAGAGGATGCCGTCGACAAGATTGTCGACACGAATGATTCCTGACGGATGACTGGTGGGAACGAGGCCCTGTGGGGCGAGCGTGGTGCTCATGATTGGTCCTCCGAAGAAAACGGGATGGTGTCCGCTTCCGCGTGGACCTATCAGCAGCGCTCGAATGCGCGGGACAAGCCTCGTCGCTTCGTCGTCATTCCGAACCAGCAGCCACCCTTTCAGGTGCGGGCTCTCCATGACGAAGGATCGGGGGCGAGACTAAGCCCTCCCCCGACCACCCGTCAATAGGGATCAGCTCTCGAACTGGCGGGGCGGGGGCTGCTGCATGCGACGCCGCATGTCTTCCAGCCCCTCGTCGAGCGTGATCCGGCCGCCCTTGGACCGGGCATCCTCGTTCATCTGATCGAGGCCTTCAAGGATACCTCGGGTCGCCTCGGTAGGCTGGTCGAAGTGAAATTCGCGCATGTACTCAACGAAACCCGCCATCGTGATTTCCATGGCAACCATCTCACGCCAGCGCACGCCGCCCGCAAACTGACCGTCTTTGACCGCCTCGACGTCGGCCGACCAGCCTGCGTTGCGCACCGTGTCCATTTTTACGAACTCGTAACCAAACCGATGGCGGCGCGACGGTGTGTCAATAGGGTGAGTCGTCGAAACCCAGCAGCGATGAAACCCGGGACGTGGAGGCAGGTCGGGGAGTACGCTCTCGCTCCACTTTTTCCTGATCTCGCGACGCCGTTCGGGGTCGGTGAGCTGGGATGCCTGCTCACGGTCAGCAGCGGTCATCTCATGCTCGCCGAAATCCTCGTTGGCTCGATGACCGTCTTCCCGGTCGGGGCTACGAAGACGGTCATCGACGGGCTTTCCGTTCTTGTCGGCCATAATGCTCTCCTCAGGACTTGTTGAATTCGCCGCGCGCCGCGCGCCGCTCATTCTCGCGCCAACCGGCGATGAGCCGGGATCGCTTGGCCTTCTGCTCATCGTCGAGCTGGCTCACGTCATCGAGCCCTTCGTCGCGAAGGTGTCCGACCATCATCGGATGAAGGCGGAACGTCGACTGCGTTCCGCGTCCGCCGCCCCGGGGCGAAGATGAAGGCGGCCTTCCGCCATTGGTGCGCCGCTGCGGGGCATCCTCCTGACGACTCTCGCGCCTGTTGCCTCGATCCTCGCGATCTTCACCGCGCTCGTCGTCCTGCATGTGATCTGGCAGGAAGCCACGAGCGGCGAGTCGTTTCTCCAGCTCTCGCCAGTAGAGCGGCGTATCGGGCCTGTATCCTTCGGCCGCGACGGCATCATCGACGCCCTTCATGACCAACGTATCTTCGTCAGTCGAATTGGGGTCGAAGTAGGTAAAGCGCGACATGAAGGTCTCGGTGAACTCCTGTGCCCGAGCGCTGAGACCTGTGCCCGCTTGAGGCTGGGGCTGGCGCACCTGACCGCCGCCCGACATGCCGGGAACACGGCCCGCTTGTGCGTCACGTTTAAG